TATGAATAGTGACCCCTCTAGGGATGGGTTTTTTCGGACTAAGCAAGTGAAAGGAGAATAGATATGCCTTTAGATTTTTCAATACCAATGCAGGAAATGATTCCTGAGAACCTTAACTTTGATGTACAGTTTGAGCCTACCAAGGTGCATGACAAGAAGTACGTCATCAATGGCAACACTGGTGAATACATTGGTGTTGTTGGCAACACATTTAACTGTGCTAATCACACAGATTTCTTTGAGGGTGTACACAACACTGTCACTGAAAACTTGGGTGAAGAGCAGACAGACAGCATGAACATCAAGTGGCGCATTGCCAAGCAGAATGCATGGGCTATGATGGACATGACACTGCCTAATGTGACTGCTCGTATTGCAAACGACAAGCACAGCACAACCATTGCACAGCGTATCATTGCCCTGCATGGGGTAGATGGTTCATGTTCTAACCAGACATACTTTGGTGCTATTGATTTCTTCTGCACCAATGGCATGATTCGTGGTGAGCATGACAAGATACGCCGCAAGAACACTGCTAACTTCAGCATGGATAGGTTCATTCGTGACCTGCGGGAGTCTACACAGTCGTTCTATGCACAGTCAGAGCGTCTACAAGGCTGGGCTAACAAGCCTCTGTATGTAGGGGATGTCAAGGCTATGCTAGAGGCATTGCTGAAGTCTGACAGGGCATCAGAGAAGATGTTTGGTTTGTATAACCAAGAGGCAAGTGTTCGTGGTGAGAATGTCTGGGCATTGTACTCTGCCTTTACTAACTATGCATCCTATGCTGATGAGCGTAATGGCTTCAACCTGCGTGAGACAGGCAAGGATACACAAGCAGTGTCCATGTTCCAGCGTGAACACAAGGTGTCACAGTGGATTGAATCGCCAGTGTTCAAGGAGTTGATTGCGGCATGATTAAAACAGAGCATTTACCAATAACCGAAGAAGCAAGAGAAGAAATCACAAAGTGTGCTAGTCTTTGGTATTCAAATACCTGTGTTGTGGATTCAAAGAAACCTTTCTTTATTGATAAAGATGGTGACGAGATTGTCAGAGTCACAGGATTTAATGTTGTCATAGAATATGAGGTAGTGAAATGAGCAAACATAAGTGGGAATACGTAAGGACAAACTCAAAGGGTGAGCGTATTTTTCGTAAAGATACAAACGAAACTCTTGAGTTTGTCTGTGAGTACCTAGATAATAACAACATAGCATATGAAGTTGTTTTGTCGGCTAGTCTTATTATTATATACAGCAAGGCAGACAGACCTTATGTGTATTATTGGACGACAGGTAGGTGGTCACGCAAAAAACGTAGTTATACCAAGCATTTCCACAGTAATGGTATTGCTGACTTTGTAGAGCGTTATCTGAACAAGTATGCCGATGAACACATAAGGGAACAACAGGAAAGGATTGATGATGAAACGATTCAAGACACCAATAGATGAAGTAGAAGCACATCTTCGTTATATCAGAAACGATTTATCTGAAGCAATTAAAAAGATAAATGGTGAAATGAAGGGCAATGTGATTCCTAATATTAGAGACGCATTGTTTTCTATATCTGAGATAGAAAAAGTTGTAAGTAGAGTAGGTTTGTTAAAATGAAACTGAATGAACTCATTGATGATTACTATTCTTCGTATGATTTCAGAGCGTTACGAGATGATACTAAGAAGCAGTATGAATACATGATTCGTGTTATGCTTGACACAGTGGTAGAGGGCAAGCCCCTTTGCCGCTATGCTCTGGACAAAATTACTACACGAATGGCTAAAGATGCATACAATCAGTGGTGTGAGAAGGGCATCACAACTGCTAATCATCTGATGTCAATCACTCGTGTCTTGTTCAATCACGGTATTCGCATGGAGCATTGTGTCATAAACCCCTTTGCAGTCATCCGTAGACGCACCACAGAGGCTCGTAAGACAGTCTGGAGTAGGGATGATGTCATGAGGTTCTTAGATGCCGCCTATGGCGATTTTAACACCCGTAACATCGGTCTTATTGCACACATGGCATACGAATGGTGTCAGCGTGTAGGTGACATGCGCCTTTTAGCATGGGACAGCATTGATTTTGACAGTAAAACGGTACACATTGAACAGAGCAAACGCCGTGCGGATGTTTATCTGCCTATTTCAGATGACCTCTGCGACATGTTGACGCACCAAGAGCAAGACTTTGGCTTTCAAAAGTATGTTGCACCACGCCCATACCCAATAGGTGGTGAGTACAGACCATACTCTAAATTCAAACTGCCTATTCATGCTCGTAAAATAATGGATAGCGTCAATTTGCCGCAGGAGTTAAGACTGTCAGACTTACGAAGGACTGGCACAACTGAAATGGTAGAGGCAGGTGTTGGAATGGCACAAATTATGTCGGTTACAGGACATGCTAACCCTAGTTCAGTGAAACCATACATGAAAAATACTTTAACAAGTGCAAATTATGCATTGACAGAGAGAAATAAGCATGGTAAAAGCATCTTAACTGCCGCAACGAAAGAGATTATACATGAGTAATATATATAACACTATAAGTGATATGGATATACCAAGTGGACATACAAAGCGTATGACTTGTCCTGTCTGTAATGGGTATAACACTTTCACTGTGACCAATAACATGGGTAGTCTTGTGTGGAATTGTTACAAGGCTTCTTGCAAGGTCAGTGGTGGTACTCGTGTTCGTATGACTGTTGATGATATTCGTAAAGGCTTTGACGGTGCAGAGGTATTTGCATCGCAGAACACATTCGTTATGCCAGAGTACATCGTGCCGCCAACATTTGATGTAGCGGAGTGGGCAATGGAGTTGTATGGCATTGATGTGGATGAAGTTGGTATTCTGTATGATGTGAAAGAGCATCGTGCAGTATTTCCTGTCGTACATGAGGGCAAGACAGTTGACGCAACTGGACGGTCACTTGGAAAAAGATTGCCTAAATGGAAACGATATGGAAAAAGTGGCTTGCCATACAGTCATGGGTGTGGTAATGTCGCCGTAGTTGTTGAGGACTGCGTGAGTGCTGCAGTTGTCGGTAATGATGTTTGGTGTGGGGTCGCCGTGTTGGGGACATCATTACAGGAATCTCACAAGAAGTATCTTGCGCAGTTCTCAACAGCCATAATTGCTTTAGACCCTGATGCTTTACCCAAGACATTGGCAATGGCAAAAGAACTAAGAGGTCATGTAAATGATGTTCGTGTTCTTCGCTTGACAGATGACTTGAAGTATCGTAATCCAACAGACTTTGAAAACCTAACCAACATAGGAGTATGACAACATGGAACTATCCCTAATACGAAGTTTAATGGACAAGTCGTTCTACGATGACCATCGTGGTGCTAAGTGTCCAGACCGCCTGTTCAGTAAGGATGTGCGGAAGATTAAGAAGACCATTGACATGGCGATGGACAGGTACAATCGTACCGTAACACCTGACGAGGTAGAGGCACTGTTCATGTCGGATAACCCGACACTGACTACTGCACAGAAGCAAGCCTTCTCATCCCTGTTTGCCAGTGTGAAGAGAGAAAACACGATGGGCAGTGATGTAGCACAAGAGGTGTTATCCAAGTTATTCCAACAGGTGATTGGTGAAGATGTAGCCAACATTGGATTTGACATGGTGAATGGTGATGCCAACACACTTGAATCCCTACGCACTTTGCTTGAGCGATATGGTGATGACTTCATTCCTAATCTCAACATTGAGTGGGATGACATCAGCATTGAGACACTCATGGCAAAGGCTGAACTGGAAGCACGATGGACATTCAATGTACCTTCCATTGCTCGCAAGGTAGAGGGCGTGTCTGGTGGACAGTTGATTGAGGTAGGTGCTAGGCCAAACACTGGTAAGACATCCTTCCATGCTTCAATGATTGCCGCACCCGGCGGCTTTGCACATCAGGGTGCTAACTGCATCATCCTGTGTAACGAAGAGCCTACGCACCGTGTTGGTGCAAGGTACTTGACTGCCGCTGCAGGTATGTCTGCTCGTGAAGTACGAGACAACATGAGTAAGGCACAGTTGCTTTACTCACCTGTCATGCAGAACATCAAGATTAAGGATGCAGGTGGTCGTGACATGGCATGGGTAGAATCGGTATGTAAATCGTACAAGCCGGACATACTTGTGCTTGACATGGGTGACAAGTTTGGTGTATCAGGTTCATATGCAAGGGAAGACCAAGCACTGGCGGCTTGTGCTATCTACGCTAGGCAGATTGCCAAGACATATGACTGTGCTGTATTCTACATGTCTCAGTTGAGTGCGGATGCAGAAGGTCGTGCGCAGTTAAACCAGAGCATGATGCAGGGTAGCCGTACAGGTAAGGCGGCAGAGGCAGACTTGATGATACTGATTGGCAAGTCACCATCTGTGGAAGGGCAGGAAGAGGATAGCCCACTACGCCACATCAACATCGTGAAGAACAAGTTGAATGGCTGGCATGGCATGGTGAACTGTGAGTTAAATTATCAGACAGCGAGGTACGAAGGATGAAACTAACACTTGATGTAGAGAACACTGTTGTTAAGCGTGGTGATAAGACTCACCTTGACCCCTTTGAGCCAGAGAATACACTTGTCATGGTTGGTATGCTTACTGACCAAGGTGAGGAGTTTAGTATCACCTTTGACCACAGTGAATGTGAGCCAAGTTACAATGGTCACAAGATTGTGCAAGAGCAGTTGGACAAGGCTACCGTTCTTATCATGCACAATGCGGCACACGACTTGCTGTGGCTGTGGGAATCAGGGTTCAAGTATGATGGTCCTGTGTTTGATACAATGCTTGCTGAGTATGTGTTACAGCGTGGGCAGAAGCAACCTCTATCACTAGAGGCTTGTGCTGAACGCTATGAGTTGGACACACAGAAGCAGGACACATTGAAGGAATACTTCAAGCAAGGGTACAGTGTTCGTGACATACCTCATGATGAGTTGTCACATTACCTGTCTGCTGACCTTCATGCTACACAGCAATTGTCTGACAAACTGATGTACCGTTTGAATACACAGGCAGATGGTGGACTGATGACTACCGTTGACCTGACTAATCAGGTGGCTGTATGTCTGTCACGCATTTATCAGCGTGGGTTTAAGGTTGACCTA